ATGGCTGTTTTGAAGATCACGGCGGAGACTGTTGATGCGGTCATGAAGTCCGCCAAGCCAAACAAGACGACATTTTATTTCGACGACGACCTTTCCGGCTTTGGCTTCTACCGGACCCCTGGCGACGTGGGCACGTGGTTTGCGGAATTCAGGCCGATAGCAGGCGGATCGAAGAAGCGCATCAAGTTGGGCCGCGTAGGAACGCTGAAAGCGAGCGAGGCACGCGAAGCGGCGCGCAAGGCCATCGCACATGCGGCGCTCGGAAAGGATCTAGCGAAGGACCGCGCTGACGGGCGCGCAAGCGGCACCGTCAAGGAACTCGTCGAGGAATACATCGCCGGCAAGGAGATGAAGCAGTCTACACGCGACTTCTACACGACCACGCTAAAGACGCAGATCGAGCCGCACATCGGCAGTACGAAGGCTGTGGCGCTGATGCGCGTCGACGTCCAGAAGGCGCACGACAAGATGTCGAAGAAAGCGCGCTACAGCGCCAACCGCGCCATGGCGTTGCTTTCGGCTGCGTACGTGTGGGGCGCGAAGCGCGGCTATGTTCCGGAGGGCACGAACCCAGCGTCATCGATCGATCGCAACAAGGAAGAGCAGCGTGAGCGGTATTTGACCGAAGACGAGATGGCACGTCTAGGCGATGCGCTGCGCGAAGCTGAGACGATCGGCATCCCGCATAAGCCATCCGAGAGCAAGCACGCACCCAAAGAGAAGAACCGCACTATTTATGGCCCGCACGTGACCGGAGCGATTCGATTACTGATGCTAACCGGTTGCCGTTTGCGCGAGATCCTCAACTTGCGTTGGTCTGAATATGACGAAAAGCGCGGATTGCTGCTCTTGCCGGATAGCAAAACCGGAAGAAAGACCATCGTGCTTTCGGCGGCGGCGCAGGCTGAGATCGAGAGCTTGCCGCGTGTCGGTATTTACGTCATCGCCAGCGAGAGCGTTGCGACCGAAAACGAAAAGCCACGGGCCGACCTCAAACGACCATGGGCGGCGATTTCCGCTAGGGCTGGGATTGCCGACGTGCACGTCCACGACCTACGCCACACATTTGCCTCGGTCGGTGCTGGGGACGGCATGTCCCTGTTGACTATCGGCAAACTACTACATCACGCCGACACAGCCACAACGCAGCGATACGCGCATGTCGACGTGAATCCTCAGCGAGCCGCGGCTAACGCCATCGCTGGCAAAATTGCCGACGCGATCGGGGGGAAGTGAATGGCGAAAATCAACGTTGACCTCACCGCGATCAAGATTCGTGAACTTCTAAACCATCAGAAGACGGATGAGGCGAAGGCGCTTGCGCGTGAGGCGCTAGCGTCCGGCAGGGCCAAGCCCGAAACAATGGCGCTGGCCGCGCAACTATGGGGAAAGGGAAAGGGGCGGCCCGCCAGCGGGCCATACAAGTGGATCGAGATCGGGCAAGCTAATTACTGGCTTGAAGCTGAAGGCGTTCCGCCGAGGCAACGCATGCTGAGACTACTGCAGGAATTCCCCGACCGCGGCGAGAAGCACATTGAGCGGTGCATTACAATGTATCGAAAGGCGACGGAAAACGATTAATAATCAAGGCAATAACGCCCTATTTTATTAGCTTAGTTGTATAGTTAAGAATTTCCCGTAGAAACGCTTATCTACTTCCTTGCAACACCGGCACACGCCGGCAAACACAAGGAGGCAAACATGAATGTGCGCGTGCGTCAGGCGGCGGAATACTGCCGCGTTTCAAAGTCTTTTCTCGACAAAGCTAGGATCTACGGCGGCGGACCTGCTTTTATGCGGCTGGGTCGATCCGTCATTTACAACACCGACGACCTCGACACGTGGCTGGCGTCTAAGAAGTACCAGCCTGCCAATGACAACGCGAGGGCAGCGGCATGACCCAATATAACGAAGCTACCGCCTTGTACGAGCGCCTCGAGGACATCGTCACGACTCGGATTTGCCAGATTGCGCAAAGCCATACAGAGCCTGACGAGCAGTCAGTGGCCAGCCTTGCCAATCACGTCGTCGTCAGAGACGCCGTCAAGCGCTTCATCGACGAGCACCCCGGATTCTTCGAATAAACATCAACCAGCAGCCTGCCGACCTCGTCGGCGGGCGGTTTACCTATGGGAGCAAGAATGACCCGCCGACGAAACAAAGCGCAATGGATTGTCGACAAGACCGGCATGACAGGCGACGGAGACTACTGGATCGAGAAGCATCGTCTGCTCGACATGCGTGATGGCCTGTACGAATGGCCGCTGCAGGTATGCACTAAGACCTGGGTCGATTTCCCCGCCTTCTGTCTGGCGTTCGAACAGGCCCTTCAATTCCACAATAAGCGGTACAGCAGGAGCCGCCTGGCGGCGACGGTTGCCGAATGCCAGCGCAGGATACAGCACGCCAGCGACTACGCGGCCCTTGCGCGCGAAATGTACCCCAAAAAATACCGCGAGCGGTTCCAAGTGTGGCGGACCCGCGAAATGGTGGCGGTAAACGACGAGCTTAACAGACGGTGCGCCGCGGCTCGTGCTGCAAACGACGACGGCGCCGCTCAATCAGCCGCATAACCCCCAAACGAAGGGAACCCAATGGAAATCCTTAACCTACGGCCCCCGTACCGGCCGCAGGACATGGCCCTCTTTGACCTCCAAATCGGGCCGCATCTGCGGATCTATAATCTGGCTTTGCGGCGCCTGCCTAACGGTCACGTTCGCATCCTGGCACCAAACGCATACGGAAAACATAGCGCGAGCTTCCACCATGAGCTCGCTATCGAAATTACGAAAGCGGCACTAGCCGCTATGGGAGGCGATTCAGCCTATGACAGCAGCAACCGCGCAGCCTAAGACAAGCAGCCCCACCATCGCAGACATCCGCCGCAAACTGATTGAGAACGGCTACTGGCCGGTGCCTGTTAAGGGCAAGTTTCCCCGGTTTAAGCGATGGCAGCGCCTACGAATGCACGTCCCGCAGGTTGATGGGTACATTCGCCAGTATAATGACCACGCGAGCACCGGCATCATATGCGGGCCGCTGGTCGCGATAGATGTCGACGCGCCCGACGCATCGATAGCTGAAAAGCTCATTGCGCGCTTGATGGAGATTCCAGGCGCGGCGCAAGCTCCCTGCCGCACGGGCAAGGCTCCGAAGTGCCTCTTCATATTCCGCGCAGCCGATCCACGGTCAAAGCTGGAGACAGCCGAGTACCGTGTTAACGGCCATAAATGCCAGATCGAGGTTCTTGGCGAAGGCAACCAGTTCGTCGCGTTCGGCGATCACGTCGAGACTGGAAAGCCCTACACATGGGCAAACGGCGACCCGCTGGAGCTTCCCCTGCAAGCTCTGCCGGAGATCACGCCGGAAGCCGTCGACAGCTTCCTGGCAGATGCTGACGCCATCCTCGCGGCAGCCGGCGAGCCCTTAACGAAGAAGGCGGAGCCGCGAATGCAGCCGCAAGGCGGCGACACGTTCTGGCAGCGCGTCAACTCGGCAGCCCTGGCGAACACTGATGCGTGGGTGACGTCGCTCTTCTCAACCGCCACTAAGGAAGCTGGCACCGGTGCATGGCGCGTCAGGTCGAAGGATCTCGGCCGCAATCTCGAGGAAGACATCAGCGTTCACCCAGATGGCATCCGCGACTTCGGCGAAGAGAAAACCACCACTCCGATTCAACTCGTTATCGACTTCGGCGGCGCCGCCACGACGACGATGGCTGCGCACTGGTTGTGCGAGCGGTTGGGGCGTGATCCTGCGGACTTTGGATGGGAGACGCGCCAGCCGGTGGCGACGCGCATGTCTTTCAACGCTCGCCCTCATGTTGTTGCCGACAACGACAACGACGACGACGACGTTGATGACGCCGAGGCAACTTTCGACGCCAACACCATTCCCGAGGCTGATTGCTACCCGCCTGGCGCCGTCGGGAAGTTCGCGCGCTGGATCACGTCTTGCTCGCGTTTCCCCTCGCCGCACCTCTCTCTTGTTTCGGCGCTCGCGACTACCGCCGTGCTTGCTGGTCGCAGGTACAGGGGGCCGACTGGCTTGCGGTCGAACCTTTATGCAGTCGCGCTCGCGGAGTCTGGCTTCGGGAAGGACATCTCGATCCGCGCCGAGGACGCCATTCTGGCCACGGCAACCGACGGCGAGAAAGTTGCCGAGACGCTGCTGGCCGACAAGCTGCGCAGCCTCCCCGGCCTTGCTGGTCGCTTGCGCAAGTTTCCGGTTGCGCTGGGTGTGGTCGACGAGTTCGGAAAGTGGCTCGCTGAGCTTACGGGACGGAACGCCGCAACGCACAACAAGGAGATCCTGACCGCGTTGATGGAGTTAACTGGCGCACCGTTCGGCACTTGGGGCGGTGCGGAGAAGGCCGACGGCAATCTTTCGCGTGTCGTGCAGCCGTGCCTTGTCATGCATGGCGTTTCGACGCCTTCGACGTTCTGGGAGGCGTTGGGAAGCGGGAATATCAGCGAAGGTCTGCTTGGCCGTCTACTTGTCATCGACGCGGGCACAACCCCGCCGAAGAAGGTACGGCGACCTGCTGGCAGCATCGACAATCCTCCCGCCGAGTTCGGGGAGATGGTGGACAAGCTGCTTGGCTGGCAAGGCGGAGGACGTTACGGGCCAGGTGCCTTCTATGCGCTTTCGGCTAATAGCAAAACCAAGCCGTGGCCTATGGTGACGGCCGCATACGCCGACGGGGTCGAGGATGTCTTCGAGGGCTTCGACGACCGGATGCGCGCCCTGAAAGTCGACCCCCAATATCGTCCGATACGTAGCCGCGTCGGCGAGCATGCGGCGAGGTTGGCTCTTATCGTTGCAGTCGGCTGCGACCCGGAAGAGCCCGTCATTACGCAGGAAATCCAGACGTGGGCGAACCGCGTTGCTGAGGCCAGCTTTAGGTCGATCCTGCGGGGCGCACACGACAACGTTGCTGATAACGAGAAGGGCCGTGAGTACCTACGCATCAAGCGGATGGTGGACGCGGCGAAGTCTGAAGGACTGGCACTTGGCGTCATCACACGGCGCGTGAAAGGCAGCCTCGATCGCAACCGGCTCAACGATGTACTGGCGCAACTCGAGGAAGCCGGAGAGATCGTGCTGGCCGAACAGCCAGGCGAAAGGGGGCAAACTAGGACGAGGTATTGGTCTCGCTCGTATATGCCCGAGGATGCCAAACCCTGCGCGAAGCTATAGCGGAAGGTCTGTCTAAGACCCGGTAAAGGCATGTCCAGAAATAAAACTGGACATGCCTTCGACCTGTAAATCGGACATGGCTTCGACATGGCTTCGACATGCCTTCAGACATACCTTCGACATGCCTTTAAATAGTAAATAGTATATATATATCAATGATATAGCTATGTATTAAGGGAAGGCATGTCCGGCAAAAACGAGGGGACACCCCCCCACCGGAAAAACGAGCATTTTTGTTGGGAGAGAGGACTAAGGGGTGAAAACCGTACATGCCTTCATTCCTCTGCCGCCAGCATCCGAAACCTGGACACCGCAGTCTAACCCTTGACGCTCGTCGCCGCTCCACGGTTAATGGAATGGTTGTGGCGTCATGCGCCACTACCACCGGGGGCTGGGTCTCGACTTTGCTAAAACGGCCCGGAACCGGCGGTCCCGGAACGCTCAAGATGGCACTGAATTGGAGCATTCCATAGCAGTGGAATAAGGTGATGCACGAATGCAACACCTCGCTCCTCCCTGCCGCCTACATACTATATATAGTGTCTGTCGTCATAAAAAAGACTATATATGGTTGTACAATTTCGAAATTGAAATCAGAGCCGCGACAAGTGGCCAGAACCAACTTTCACTCGGGGAAACAAATTGACCTTCAATCGATTCACCGCCATCGCGAGCGGTCACAAGCTCTACACGTCTTCCAAAACTCTGAAGGCGTGGGGTGCAGGCGGGCCGCGCGCCTTGATGGCAGCCAATGACAACTACGAGACGCGCGGCAAGCCCGTCACCTGGCCCGCAGTGGCCGGCGACTGGACGACCGCTCTGCCGGCTGCAACAGCCACCACATCAGAGCGCGAGCCGCAGCAGCCCAAACAGCACTGGCTCGATGGTCGGCTCTGCCGATTTCCTAAGACTATTACCGGCGGAAAATGGGAGCGCCCCGTTGGCGCCGCGCCAGCCAATGACAACACCCCTCGCCGCAATGTCGTCCGCCTGCCGAACGACGGCCCAACGCGCGAATGGCTCGCCGAACGCAACGCTGCCGGTTTTGCCATCGACTACGGCCAGGAGGGCAACCGCATTGAGCGAGCGCTTGTCAAGGAGAAGTCGCCGTTGGTCGCTGCCTTGCGGCAGGTCTCGGAGTTGATGCGGCCACCGGTAATAGCAGCCAACGACAACACTCCTCCAGAAGATAATGGCGAGCCGGTGAACGCCGGCAAGGGCCATGAGCGCCGGCACCACCAAGGCAGCATAACGCCCTCCATTCCGGTGCTCTTGCGGGCTTACGAAGACGGTACGACCTCAGGAGTCCGGGAAGTTCGCAATGGCTGGCACCGCATCGGCCCGACCGATGGCAAACGCAAACTCACTGGTTTGATATTCCTTGACGGCGAGCTCATTGCTTACGGCGACGACAAAGGGCGCAGGCGGCGGCCCGACTACAACACCAAAATCGCCGAGGCTGTCGTGGAGGACGAGTCCGAGACTGCCAAACATGTCGCCGCGCAGCCCGAGGAAAACCGGAGCTATATCCGTCTTGGCGGCCGTGAGCGTTATGTATCAAACCAGCGGCCAGATGCGCCTGGCTCAATCGCGCCAGCACAAAGAACGGTGCGCGCAGCAGCCAACGACAACGAGCTTCAGGCCGCGATTGCCAACACGCCAGTGATGCCGCCAGTCAAGAAACTGCCCGACGGCGTGGCTGCTGAATATGGACGGCTTGCCGGCGCTGCTGAAGCCAAAGGCGTCGGCGAAGGCAAATCATCGGCGCCGATGCATGACGCACTTTCAGAGCTCGAGCGGCAGGAGGAGCTTGCCGCGGCTGGTTTCCACGCCGAAGACTTGGCGGTTGTCGAATCCATCATGTCGGATGCGAGTTTCCGCACCATCGGACTGCAGCACGGCTATGCAGAATCGTCCGCACATCGGATGGGCCGTAAAGTCGTCGAAGGCGTGCTGACGCGCATTTCAGAAAAAATTGCCGCTTAGTACCACTTCGACGCGATTTGAACCCTTATAAGTATAGAGCATTCCCCGATGCTCTGACTGCCCTGCCATCTGGCGGGGCGCTTTTATTCTCTTTGCCGACTGCGGATGTACCAGCGGCAATACCATCCGCAGCGCGACGCTGCGTTGATCGCGACCCCGGCGCCGGAGCGTCCTGCAACGGTGCTGGGGATTCTGCGGTCTTTTTTTATGTCCAAATCGAAAACTTACAACAGAAAGGAGGCCGTCAATGGCCTGGGAAACTCGCGCCCATTCGGTCGCCGAGGCCGCTAACCTTGCCGGCCTGCATCGAGCAACGCTTGACGTTGTTGTCCATCGGGCTCGTCATCTCGACGTGCTTTTCTCCGAACGGCGAAAGCACCGCCGCTGGTTCAGCGCAAAAGACATCAGCGTACTTCGTGTCGCTTACGAGCTCGAGCGTACTGGGCGCGACTGGGCGACGGCTCTTGCGCAGGCGTTCGAACATCTGAGCCAGCCACCGCCGTCTGACGCGCTTCTCGTCGTTCCGGCGATGTCCGTCTCCGCTCGCTCTGGACGAGTCGTCATCGGCTTATCCGACCTCATCCCCACCGCATCATTCATCGTGCTGCCGCTCGGCAAGATTGCCGAGGAGATCCAGGCGCGCTGCGAACAACTTCAGGAGGCGCCTAGTGTGGCCGTTCACACCTAAGAAAACCATTGATGTCGAGCAAAAAGCCCTACCCGCCGGCACCGGCAGCTTCGATCCAGAGCTGTACACACTGCTTACAGGCGGCACCGTCGCCGGCATCAGCCAAGGCCAAGCGCTTTCCGTTCCTGCCGTGCAGGCGTGCATTCGTGCCATCAGCGAGGCGGTTGCGACGTCGCCGATCACCGTTAAGCGCCGCGTCGGCGATCAAGAAGTCGATGTCCCCAACTTTCCGGCGCTACGTTTACTTACTGGCGAGGCGAACGGCTGGACTGCCGGATTCGAATTACTGCGTGACCTCGCCAGCCAGGCGTTGACGAGCGATGCTGGTGGCTTGGCGTACGTCAACCGAGTGCGCGGCAAGCCTGTCGAAGTCATCCACTACACGCCAGGATCGATCACCGTCGAGTACGCCTCCAGCGGCACGCAGGAGCCTTCGTACCGCATCGGCGGCAAGAAGGTGAAGTCGTCGGACATTGTACACCTTCGCGGTGCGTTCTCGCGGGCACCGATCAGCATGGCAAAGCAGTCGATCTCGACGGCCTACTACATCGAGCGGCACGTCGAAAAGCTTTTCGCCAATTCGGCACGCCCTGGCGGCATTCTGTCATTCGAGGGCAAGCTTAACGCGGAAGCCGCAACGCGCATCGGCCAGTCATGGAGGGCGGCGCACGGCGGCGAAAAAAGCGGCGGTGTGGCTGTTCTGGATAATAGCGGCAGCTACACCTCAGTAGCGCTAACGAGCGCAGACGCGCAGACGCTTGAGCTTCTTAAGGAAGCTAACCTTCAGATTGCCAGGGCGTTCCGAGTACCGCCGTCGATGATCTACGAGCTGTCGCGCATGACGTGGTCGAACTGGGAATCGGCAGGCCGCGACTGGATTACTTATTCGCTCCTGCCCTGGCTCAGGGCCATGGAGTCGGCGCTTAACAGGGCGCTGCTCTCCGATGCGGAGCGCGGTGAATATCGGTTCGCGTTCGACGTCGACGACACAACGCAAGCCGACCTCACGGCCCGCGCAACAGCCATCAGCTCGCTTATTCAGGCAACCGTTCTTTCGCCCGATGAAGGCAGAGATTGGCTTGGCTTGGCACCTCGCGCTGACGGTCGTGGAGGCGAGTTTGTCAACCCGGCAATCACCGTGAAGCCGGCGAACGACAACAAACTACCTGAAAAGGACGCAGCATGACGATCGAAAGGCTTGAGATCAAGGCGGCTCTTACCGCCTCTGACGATGGCACGATTGAAGGCATCGCCTGGCCGTTTGGGTCGACCGACCTTGTCGGCGATCAGATCGAGCCCAAGGCGTTTGCCAGTGCGACGGCACCACTTCCGTTGCTGTTCCAGCACGACGAACCCGTCGGCGTCTGGGACGAGATTAAATCAACCGCGGAAGGCCTGGTTATGAAGGGCCGTCTGCTCATCAATTCGGTTGCGCGCGCGGCCGAAGTAAGAAGCTTGATTGTAGAAAAGGCCGTTCAAGGCCTTTCGATCGGCTTCGTCACCGAGAAAGCAAGTCCTCGCAAAGGCGGCGGACGGCTGATCAGCCAGCTTTCACTCAAAGAATGTTCGGTCGTTGCTGTTCCATGCAACCCGGACGCACGTATCACCTTTGCAAAGGATTTGAACATGACTGCAACTGCAGCCGAAAATACCATCGACACCAAGGCACTCAACGACCTCGACGCCAAGCTCACCGCTCGCCTCGACGCAATCGAAGCCAAGGCTCAGCGTCTCGAGGGCGCGAACGACAACGACGCACCGGTCGACACCAAGGCGATTTCCGATTGGGCGAAAACCGGCAAGCTTGAAGGCGCCGACACCAAGACGCTCGTCGTCGGCACGCCCTCCGCTGGCGGCTACACCGTTGCGCCCGAATATCGCGCAGACGTTATCAAGAAGATCACCGAGCTCAACCCGATCCGCCAGCTCGCCGGCGTCACCTCGGTTGGCACGAACAAAGTGTACTGGCCGGTCCTCAATAGCGACGCCGCTGGCACCTGGATTGGCGAAACGGCAGCCCGCACCGAAGATGAGCCGGATTTCGCACAGGTCGGCATCGACATCTTTGAGCATGCCGTGATCGTGCCGATTAGCCGTCAGCTTCTCGAGGATTCCTTCGTCGATATGGCAGGCCTCCTGGCTGAGCGTATCGCCGTTGGCTTTGCCAAGGCCGAGTCCACCGCGTTCCTTACCGGCACCGGCACTGGTGAGCCCTCCGGCATCCTCGATGCCCTGGCCTCGCTGGGCGGCATCAACGAAACTGCCGACGTCATCGCCGATATCGTCGACCTCTACTACAGCTTGCCGACGCAGTACGCCATGAACGGCTCCTGGCTGCTTTCGCGCCCGACGATTGCGAAGATCCGAAAGGCCGCAGACACGTCGACGCAGCGCGGCACCATCTGGTCGGACTCGCTTGCTGTTGGCACCCCTCCGCGTCTGCTCGGCGCACCTGTCTATGAGGCTCCCGGCCTTGCTACGCACGACAATTCCGGCGCTTCGACCGTCGGCGCCTCGGCTCTGTTCGGCGACTTCTCGGCTGGTTTCCGCGTCGTCGACCGTGTCGGGCTAGAGGTTCTGCGGGATGACCTGACGGGAGCCGCCAACGGAATCGTCAAATTCCACGCGCGCAAGCGTGTCGGTTCGTCGGTTGTGCTGCCGGAATCGATTGTGGCCCTTAGGGGCTAACATTGAGAGGGCGCCTTCGGGCGCCCCTCGAAATTCGGCGGGGGACATGTGAGGGCGCTTGCGACGCGTCCAGCAACGGGAACGGCGATGCGGCCCGCCAACCTGCATTCGGTAAGTAACCGCTCAATCGCCCAACGTCGCATGCGGCTCGCCCTCGTGGCGGGCCGCTCCATTTCAGGAGTCACCATGCCCCGGAAAACACCCCGAATATGCGCCTGCGGCCGCGTTGTGCCTGCAGGCCAGCAGTGCGTATGCGCCAAGGCCCGAAAGGCTGCGAGTGACGCCGCCAGGCCCACTGCCGCAGCGCGAGGCTACGACGGTGACTGGCGTGCGGCACGTGCCAAGCACCTGGCCCGATACCCTGATTGCGTTGAGTGCGGCGACCACGCCACGCTGGTCGACCACGTCGTCAGCATACGCAAAGCACCGCACCGCCGGCTTGATCCCACTAACTTCGCATCGATGTGCCCCACGTGCCACGGCCGAAAGACTGCGGCTGTCGACGGGTCTTTCGGGCGAAAGTAGTCAACCAAAAGAGGAGAGAACAGATGAGAGACAATGAACGTAGTATCTCTGGCGCAACCATTCGAAGCGCAATTCAAATTCTTTCGTGAAGACAGCTCCATCGGTTGGGCGGACTGCCAAGTCGTCGGCGTCAAGACAGACGGCTTCACCCAGTCGCTTATCGTGATCACCCAGGGCGAGAACGGAATGATCGGCGGCTTTGAGGTCGCTGAGGTCAGGCCGATGCCAATCAGCGCGATCCCAGACGGCAAATGACCGCTGGCGCCCTAAAGGGCGCATCTGTCGCGTTTCTCATAAATTGATAGATCAGAAGGATTCAATCAGTGAGTCTGATAACTCTTGAGCAATTCAAAGCGCATGCGCGCATCGACGGCACGGATGAAGACGCAGCCGCGCAGGTGAAGGTCGACGCGGCCAACGCACACGTTTCGTCTTTCCTCGGAACGCTGCCGCCCGAATACGTGGCACCTGACGACCTCGTGCAGGCCACGCTGCTGATCGCGAGTCATTGGTGGGAACACCGCGAAACCACGTTCGCCGGCAATCTGCTCGACATCCCGCTCGACGCGTCGGAGATCATCGCGAACCATCGCGAGTGGAGTTTCGGATGAGCGCGACCGCAGGCGAGCTCCNAACCATCGCGGGTGGAGTTTCGGATGAGCGCGCCCGCAGGCGAGCTCCGCCACAAAATCGAGTTGCAGGTTCGGACCCTCGTTGACGATGGGTACGGAAATGAAATTGCCGGCCCGTTCGAAACTCAAGCGACCGTGCACGCCAAGTTCCACTATCTGCGCGGCGGTGAAGAGGTCTTCGCCGGCCGCCTGGCAGGTAAGCAACCCGCCATCGTCACGGTCCGCCAGAACGCTGCAACCCGCGCACTGACGCCCTCTTGGCGCATCGTCACGAGTGACGGCGAAGAGTGGAACATCCGTTCGATCACCGATCCGGATGGCCGCCGCGCCTGGCTCGAAATCCTCGCCGAAAAGGGCGTCGCGACCTAAAGGGCGCGCCAAATCCATCGACCAAATCAAGGAAGAGAAAAGATGAAGATCGAACTAGTTGGAATCAACATTCAGCGGAACCCAGACTGGGACCGCGCCTTCACAATCATGGGCTTTGGCGACGTCACCATTCCCGATCTCGAAATCACATTGCGTGGCTGCGCACTAGCTCGAAAGAATGGCCAGGTTCACGCGCTGCCGCCGAAAGTTGCCGGCGCACATCCCGGCGACCTGGGCGCTATTCAGTGGAAGAGCACAGGAACGTTCGCGCGTCAGGTCTGCGAAGTCATTCTCGATGGATACGACCGTATGGGCGGTGAGATGCCACCAGAGCCGACGCAGGCACAGCAGAACGGTATCAACGCGTCCCGTCGGTATGCCGCGAAGGCGGCAAGCGAAGATGACGGCCAGGAAGATGACGCCGGCTTGCGGCGCCATCTTCGCGCGGGAGATGCCGAATGAGCCACCATACGCGTGGTCGCAAGGCCGACCCCAAACCAGCGGACAACGCCATCCGGAAAGTCCCCAAGGCGCCCGCATACTTCAGCGAGGCGGCCAGGGCGGAATGGAAGCGGATCATGCCGATTCTAGTGGAGCGGCGCGTTCTGTCACCTGCAGATCTGCACGCAGCAGAGCGATTTTGCGATGCGGCCGGAGACATTGCCGCAGCACGTGCCGCTATCGCCAAAGACGGCGCCTATATCAGCGACAGGCATGGCGAAATGAAGAGGCATCCCGCATATGCAACGCTGCGCGAAGCGACAGCGGAGAGCCGTCGATGGGCTGCCGAGCTTGGCTTGACGCCAGCCTCGCGCAGCAGAGTCACGGCAGAACCGGAGACTAACGACGATGACGACTCGCCGCTCGCGGTCTAGGCTGCAACGTCCGGCAAACGACAACGTGCAGGGCGCTATTGCGCCCTCCCTTGTCTCAAAAGCGTTCCCGACCTGGGTACACGACGACAGCCCCATAGCCGATCCTTTCGGCCATGGAGCGCGCGCCGTCGAGTTTCTGCGTAGGCTCAAGCACCCTAAGTCAACACTGCCTGGTCGCCAGTTTGTGCTGGATCCGTGGCAGGAACGTATCGTTCGACGCATCTTCGGACCATGTGACGAACACGGCCGGCGGCTCGTGCGAACCGTGTTTCTGATGCTGCCTCGAGGCGCTCGAAAAACCAGCCTGAGTGCAGCCATTTCACTTCTCATGACCATTGGTCCAGAGCACACGCCCGCTGGCGAATCCGTGTTCGCGGCATCGGACAGAACGCAGGCAGGAATTGGTTTCCGCGAGGCTGCGGACATCATCCGCTCAGACAAGCGCCTTGTGGCAGCCACAAGGATAAACGACGCATTCAATGCGCCTAAACAGATCGTCCTGAAGCGCGACAACTCCGTGCTAAAGACCGTGTCGTCAGACGGCGGTGCGCAGCACGGAGGCACCCCGCGGTTTGTGCTCGCGGATGAAATTCACATTTGGAAAGGGCGCGACCTTTGGGAGGCGCTGCGCACCGGCTTGTCCAAGACACCGGGCTCGTTGCTGGTCATAGCGACGACGGCTGGCCGTGGGCAGCAAAACTTGAGTTTCGACACCTACGACTACGCTCGCCGTGTGGCACGTGGAGAAATCGAGGATCCCTCTTTCCTGCCCATTATCTTCGAGCCAGCACCGGATGCTGACTGGCGAGACGAAGCAGTTTGGCGGGCAGTCAACCCTGGCCTGTCGTGTAATCCGCCATACCCCGATATTGAAGGTTTGCGCGCGATGGCACGTGAGGCGGTAGAGCGGCCAGCCGAGCGTGAAGCCTTCAGACAGTTCCATACGAACGCATGGCTAGATCATTCGGCCGCGCCCTTCGTCGACATGGATGTCTATGACGCTGGCAACGAGCCTATCGACCTGACCGAGCTTGCCGGCGAGCCTTGCTGGCTTGGCTGCGATCTTTCGTCGTCCACTGACCTCTCGGTGATCTTGGCAGCCTTCCGCCGCGGTGACGACTACGTCTTGCTGCCGTTCTTCTTCTGCCCTGAAGAAAACCTGCGGCAGCGGCAGGAGGCTTCAGGAGCTCCTTATGTGCGCTGGGCGGCTGAAGGGCTGATAACCGCTACACCTGGCAACGTCGTCGACTTCCGAGCGGTGGAATCGAAGATCCGCGACATCTGCTCTGAATACGATGTGCAAGAAGTTGCCTTCGACCCTGCACTGGCTCGCGTCATCTTGAACAACCTGATGGACGACGGTCTGCCGGCCATCGAGTTCCGGCAAGGCGCGCTGTCGATGATGCCGGCCATCGCCGAGCTAGAGCGGGCTGTCGTGGCAAAGCGGCTGCAGCACGGTGGCCACCCAGTATTGCGATTCTGTTTCGCTAACACCGAGGTCGAGACGAATTCGCACGGCCACAAGGTGCGGCTCAAGAAGGGCAAGAAGTGGCTGTCTATCGATGGTGCCGTGGCTGCGGCAATGGCTGTGATGCGCGCGTCTGTGGGCGATTCTGCCGGCACTGGGTCGATCTATGATGATGACGGCTGGGAGAACGCGCTGGCGGCGTTTGGGTGAATGCGATATGGAGCGGGACTTTTCCCGCTCCAGCTTCACGCGCTCCCCAGACCTCGAATGAAAGCAGTCATCAACAATATCGCAGCGCCAAACCCTGTAGCACCAGTAACAGCGAGTGTGATTACCCAAATCGGGATAACGACTTTGTTGATGAAATAGTTAGCGCTCGCGCTCAGTTTCTTTTTTCGCTGATCTCTTTCCTCCGGCGACATGTCGACGACGATCAGTGAACGCATCGCCATCATGTCGCGAGAAACCACCACCATTTTGAATATTTCGAACGCAACAAAGCACATCATGCTGACGCCGATCAGCAGGCCTGTCCAATACACCATGTCAGCGGACAGGCGCTCTTTGACGTTTGACCAGATAGCAAAAAGGCCAGCGTAGGCGCCGAAAACGACCACGGTTACATAGGTGTTTGCATGCGCGAATGCACCGGCCTGCATCTCGGAGAACAAGGCACGGACGCTTTCATCGCGGCGAACCAATTCGTCTTGATCGAAGCTCATTTGCCGCTCTTGTAGCTTCTGCCCTTCACGTAAAATTCAAAGAGAGCCAGCAGCAGTCGCTCAAGTTTTTCCTGATCCGCTGAGAAAAACTCAAATGGTTGAAGCGACGGATTTGAAACACCAGTGAAGACCGGGCGCACATACCCGCGGGGTTCCAAGTGGAACAGAGCCCTAGCGTCCAGTTCCTCGCGGTCTTTTAGGAGTTTCGCTTCTGCGCTCTTGAGGAAGTTCGAGCTGGGGGTGACCTCGCGCACGTCAAAAAGGAAGCCGTGCTCCGCAATCGTATTGTGAAGGGTCGTTGCTGCCCGACCTAACGCGTCGACGAAGTCGGGCCACGCATCGGCAGCACCAGCTTTTCGCGCGGCCTCGCGTGCGGCCTCCTCCTCCTCGGCGCGTCTCTTCCCGGCGAACTCCCGATCTTTCCGCTCGTTTTCATCGACTGCCGCCTTCAGGCGTGCGTGCATTTCGTTGTCCATGCGAGCTCCTGATTCGTTCGTGATAAAAAGCTTCCGCAATTGCTGAACGGTTGTCCATCAAGATGGCACTCAACTCACAATGAAAAATATCGGAAGTTGAGCCAATTGGACTGCATTTAAATCGATCTTACAAATTTGTAGGAACGTTCCAACAAATTTGTCAAGTAATATCAAAGCCTTACCTAAGACTTCGCTTGACTCCAAGCGATCCATATGTCACCTTGTCGCCGCGTTCACCAAGCGCAAATGGTCCTCCCACCAGTCACCACCGAAAGGGAAACGCATGATGGTCTTAACCGGCCGTGCGGTGCGCGGCCTTTTTCGGAGTAACTGGTGATGATGCAGACAACAGAAACCTTCCACGTGGGGCAGTGCGTCAATCACGTATCGGGCGGCATGCCGTCTATCGTGGTTGATGCGAGCACAACGGCAAACGGGCTCAAGCTTTACAGTCTTTGGGAAATTAAACCCGCTGAAGCGCGCCGCGAGCGTTGGATGCGCGGCGACGTGCTTGTGGCGATGACTGGCCGCGAGCCTGGGTGCGACGGCTGCGGCCTCGCCCAGTTTTGTTCTTTCCGCCAGGTCGCAGCATGAAGCCCGCTGTCGCTCGTGAGATCAAACAAATCGCGGCAGAAGCCGGCGCCCTTAGTTGGGCGCTGGTGCGCGAGAGCCGCCACCTGATTGTCGATTTCCGATTCACCGATTGTGTCGTGCGGCAAGTGCTTGCTGCGACGCCGTCAGGCCCGCGAGCGCGGCAGAACGAGGCAGCCTGGCTCAAGAGGCGGGCTAACCTCGGCGGCTAGGTCTTCTTTGGGAAGGCTACGTCCCAATTTTCCGGCGAGTCGAGCGTAACGCCGGCCTTCTGGGCGGCTTCTGTCGCGCATTTGGCACACACGGCTTCCAATTTCTCAACGGGTTTTGCTGTTCTAATAGCACCGAAAACGGTGCCGCATTTGTGGCAGACAAGTCCTGTCGGGAGACTCAT